TCAGTCAATGCTCCATAAACGGACAATAACATATTTGTTGTATCTTCATTAACATTTGAAACAGAACCATCCAAATGATAAATTGTATTGCTATTTGTAAGTTGTTCAATACCAGAATTAAATTCTTCAGGCATTGAAGCCGACCATTGCATTGATGTATATGGAACTGTTACATATTTATTAACAGCCTTTACGAAATATAAAGCAACTCTTTGACCATTTGGAAACTGTCTAACTGTTATTCTTCTCATCACTAAAACAGCAGGTGGATCAGCCTGATGATGATGATTTTGTTTAGTGTTGTCCTTTGCTGCCAATGTATGCATGTTAGGACCAAAATCGCCTTCAAACAAAGGTTCATCAGTTGCTTTTAATTCCTCAATAACTTCCTCTGATTCTACAATTTTAGGTAGAATTTCTTCAATTCCTGTATTGAGAAAATCAGAGAATTTTTTCATTCAACTTCTTCTTGTTGTCCATTAACTAAACCTTGAGCAACATTTTGTTTCATTGTATCAATATGAGCAGAAACTTTATCATGAATAGAAGCATATAAAGCATCTCTAAAGTTTACTCCATCATCATCCATTGCATAATCTATAAGTTTTCTTGTGTTATCCATCACTTATCTCCTAGGTGGTATATATATATTTATTAAAGTTATTATTCTTCTTGGCCGTCTTGATCATCTGAACCCTGAGGTTGTTGAGGAACCTGAGAAAGCATTTGTTGTTGGGCCACTTGATTAGTAACTCCAACAGGTAATCCAAATCCTTCTGCTTTTTCCTCATCAATTTCAACTTGCATTTCTTTAATCTGATCATCAGTCAATCTTAAAACATTTCTTTGAATCCAGGCTTGTGAGAAATATCGGCCAGTATAAGGATCCACATTGGATAACAGATTTAATCGTTCTTTCATTAATTCAGCATCTTTCAATTCAGTGAAATTATTATCTTTAATAAAGTCATAATGTATGTGTTCTTTAAATTCTAACCATTCTTCATCAGTACAAATACCCTTTAATACACATTGTACTCGAAGTGCTTGATCAAATAAGTCTGAGAATTTGTTCCGCATCCTATCAACAAACTTAGAAAATTTCAGTTCATCACGAGTAATTTCATTGACCCTACCCAAAGAGAAACCAGAAGATTCTGGATTTAAACGAGATACAGGAACGCATAATGCTTTGTATAGTTTCTTTTCAAAATATTTAACATCTTCCAATTCACCTAGATTTTGTCCGCCAGGTAATGTGGTAATCTCAGTACCCTTACCACCCTCTCTACGCGGTAACCAAAAGTCTTCCATCATAGACAAGAATTTCCGATCATCTCTAATTTCACCTGTGTTGGCATCATATACAAGTTTGTTCTTATACTTGACCATAATATCACGGAGGTACTGTTCGGCCTTCAGTTTAGGCAAATTACCCACATCAATGTAGAATATCCTACGTTCGGGTGCTCTAGAGATGCGGTAGATCACGGTGGCGTCTTCAATCATTCTTAATTGATTGAGAGGTTTGATTGCTTTGTGTATATAAGAAAGCACTACTGCTCTCCGTGAATCCATTAATCCAGATACAACAGAAACAATGGAATCTGTAGTAATACGAACTCCCACGGGCCCAAAACTAGAAGAAGAACCAGTAGTAACTTTATCGTTAAAGATGTAATATTCGTTGATGACGTTCATTACTTCTACACCAGTACGTTCGTCTTTTTTCTTCTTTACTTCACGAACTTTCCGCAGTTTTCTGGGATCAATGTACCGGAGTTCTTTAATGCCTTGAACAGGATTCTCACGATCTATAATAATATGATAATACATTCTACCATCAACATAATATCTACGGAAGATATCTTGTGCCATGGCATTATAATTTAATAATTTTAAAACTGTAGCAAATTCTGTTTTGATTGATTTTTTGATTTTTTCTGATTGTTGTAGATCATCTAAGACAATCTGAATAATTTTACCATCATCATCACGACAAATAGCCTCATTTACAATATCATCAATAGCAGACTCAATTTCAGGTTGCATTGCCATTTCGCGGTACCGAGAGATGAGTTCTACTTCATTCTTAGCAGTACCATCTAAATCCACGTAAGTTCCGTAGTATGCAGCAGATGTAATAGTAAGTGCGCCGTCATCATTGCTTGGCGGAGTAAATGATTGCTGGTCTTTTTGATCTTCATCGGATTTATCCCGAGCAATCGTGAAACCAAATAAACTAAATTTTCCTGCACTCATAATGTATTTTCCATTTTATAATTCCAAATTATTTTTTTTAATAATCCACTCGTGAAACCAATGGTTCCAGAAATAGGATTTGTTAAAAAATATAGGGAATAGATTGCCATTGTGTTTTATATCCAAATCAAAGAAACATGATGAAGGGGGCCGAAACCCCCTTCGTAAAAATAACCAATATTAATTCGTGAGATTATTTTCCCACCATTGATAGTCGAATGTAATACCATATTCTTCTATCGAATCGTTTGAACCCCAATCAAGATCAATTGGAGCAAGATCAATTGGGAACATACCAACAAATTTATATTCTTTCAATATTGTGCCGTCTTTACCAAATTGGGTAACAATAGCATCTGTTGAATAATCAGTTGGAGAATATGCAACATCATCTCTCAAATTTTGCACATGATTATTAATCGAGTTCATCCATGATTCTATTCCACCACGGATAGTGAAATCTTCATCATTAATAACTGTTAATGACCATTGTGGGAAAGTTCTATTTCCAGCAAATTTGAGTTCTCTACCAAAATAAAACAAAGGTGCTGTGCCTATTGACGAACCAGGTAATTGAGCGGCTTTACCCATAAAACTTACTTTCTGGCCAGCAAGAGACCCGTTGTCTACAAAGGGTGGAAATATCAAAGTTACTTCAAATAGATTAGGACGGGCTCCGTCACCAACCATGTTTGCTCTAAATTCCGCTACGTTAAAACTCATTTTTTTTCTCCTATTCGTTTAATTATTTATTAGAACTTGCCTACGATTTCACTAAATGCAACACCTGTACGAACCGCTACAAAATTTAATTGGATAAAATTAATAGAACGAGCAGGTTTAATATAAATGTCACCAATAAATCTATTAGAATCAACAACTTCAGGTGTATTATTTGTAGAATCACAAACAACACGGAAGTCAGTAATACCTCGGCGACCTTGTACATCACGCAAGAAAGGAGTTACAAGTCCAACAAACTGTGCTTGTGTAAATGTATCATTAAACTCAAACAGAGCATATTTTGCAGCACGTGAAATTGACTTTTCAAGAACAATAAACAATCTACGAACATTAATACGATCAAACGCAGAAGGTTTAGATTGAAGTGTCTTATCACCATACAATACTGTTCCAGCACCTTGTAAAGCAACTACAGGATTAACTGAAATAGAATACAACGAATCACGTTGAGTCTGATTAGGATTCCAAGCAAGTTTAACAACATTCTTCAAATTACCACGATTGAAACCAGCAGGAGACCACCAAGGATCACGAACAGAATCAGTGTGAACACAAAGACCAGCAATATCACCGTTCAAAGGTACCCAACGATATACATTGTTGTATTTGTCGAACATATACTTCCAGCCAGAATCAGATACAGCATACGAAGATGAACGGGCCAAAGCATTGTACCAAGTAGTGATGTTAGAAACTTCATTACCTGCTTGATTTACCACATTACTAGAGGGTGGTGAAATAAAGGCAACACAATCCATACGGCTTTCTGCCATACTAATAACATAATTTTGAAGTGCAGAAGCATCAGTATCGTTACCACCGTTACCGGTTAATATTAACGATATATCAATGGTTTCTGGATCAGCAAATGTACCGTAAGCCGTTTCCAATTCACCCAAAAGAGGTTTTTTATCTGTACCATTAACTAATGTTGTAGTAACAAAGCCAGGTAAAACTGCATAACTTGTACTTGCCAGAGGTGTGCCCCAAGTAGCAGAAGTTGTTGCGTAATCTACTGGATCAACAGCATATACATATTTTGAATTGTTGAATAATACATTTTTATAATAATTAGAATTACCCAAAGAATCTATAGAATCAGTACCCTTTGAAATGTATGCATATGTTTCAAGTATAGTACCTTTAGTACCAGTAAACAGTCCACCTGCATCAACAACCACAATATGCAATTCATCATTGGCTGCACCAAGAGCATGTGCTTGAACAGAAGTATTAGGCGCACCTGAAAAAAGATTAGCATAATTCCATGTTGCAAACACTTGAGAATTTGAAGTTGCATCAATAACAGAAACAGCAAGGGAGTTTCCTAAAGAACCGGGGTAACGAGAAACAAACGCACCTAATGCATTAGCAGAACTTTGATTTAAGTAAGAAGCAGAAAAAACAATTTCATTACTAATCACAACATTAGCACTTGCATTTGACGTAGCATTATATTGGATAGTATTTGATGCACGAACAACACGAAGATCATTACCGTATGCTAAGAAAGAAGCAGCAGTAAAAAAAGAAACGTATGTATCTGAATTTGGTTTATAAAATATATTTACCAAATCAAGTTCGGAAGTAATCTGTATGCTTGTATCACAAGGACCCCACGAAAAGTTGCCCGCAAAAGCACCCGTAGAGGTGCCTACACCAGGAACAACGGTGGTTAAATCTATTTCGGATACGTTTACACCCGGAGACAATTGAATTGCCATTTTTCTTCTCCTTAAATTAAAATATTGTTAGGCAGTTTTTATACCATGAAAGTATTTATGTTTATCATTATCTCATCATTTCCTTGTAGGCAGTTTTTATACCATGAAAGTATTTATGTTTATCATTATCTCATCATTTCCTTGATAAAAGCAGCATATGTATCACCGGAATCTGCTTTTTCCCATACTTCTCCATCAATAACATCAAATTCATGTTGTAAACCATCTTCAATGATAGGTTGTGGTAAGTTTTCTTCATCATGTTGATTCATATTTTCAAGCTGGATTTGTTTTCTTAAGTCGTGATTAACGATTTCTTTAAAGTATTTCTGTGTCGTTATCCATGAAAATAAAACCAAAGTCATCACTAAATCATCATTCGCATCATCTTCTGCACCAAAGGAAGTCTTGTTTGATACAAAAGTAGTCAATTCTGAATATGTATCAAAATCAGGAATTTCTAATTTATTACCCTCAATAAGAGTTTTTAGATTAGAACACCCTATCCTTTTGACGGCAGGTGACATTTTTACTCCCATTTGAATCCCACGAGCAAAACCTGCCGAAAGTTGCTGAGGTTTCTTATTACCAGTAAACACTTTTAATAAATTCTCATATTCCAAATCTTGATGAAGAATATCTGCTACCTGAGGATTATTGTTTATTTCAACAAGAATATACGCATCATTATACTGTCGAGCAGCATTGTGGATTATTGTTGGAAATAGTATAGGTGAAATTGTTGAATCTCTATATCTTGCCACTTGTTTATATGGAGTTGAAGATACATCAAATATAGAGAAAGCAGAGAAATCTAAATTTCTACCTTCGGACACATCAACAGTTATACAATATAAATGATCCTTTGTTGTTTCATTGTCACCTTTGATAGGATGTTCATAAATTAAAAGATTATCATGTTGTGCTTGTGGATCACGGTAAGTTAGTTGTTGAAGTTTCTTCCCTGATATCAAAGTGTTTGAAGATCCCAAGAAAAATGTGTTAAATTCTTGATCAAATTGGTGTTCAGATGTATTGCGAATAGTTTCTTCTTTCCACTTATCATCTCGTCCTGGAACTTGTGACCAATGCACTTCAAAAGGCACATAGTTGTTTTTCTTATTAATAGCATCTGTCCAAATCTTATAGAACAAATTCATTCCGTTTGGAGTTGATACAATGATAATCTTAGTTTTTGTACCAGCAGTAATTACAGGATAAACTGATGTAAAGAACTCTGTGGCGATATTGGATGGAACGAAAGCAAACTCATCAAGAAAAACACAATTTTTTATAAGTGTTTGATTTGCAAAGAAATTATTTGTGGTCTCTACATTTATTACATCATAAACATATATCTTTTTATTTGATTTTGACTTGTATATAACTTGTTTTGTGTCTGTTGGTGTATATACAAAATCACCAATATTGATCTTTATTGATGGAGTCCATTCACCGTTACATAATATCTTATGATCTTCGGTTACTGTTAAATATGATCCATCATCAAAAAATAAATCAATTATTTTGTTAGATTCACTTCTTGATATAAAATCAAAATTTCTATATACATTACCCTCAGAAAGAATTTTCACTTCTTACCTCTTCCGATAATAAATCCTTTGGGTTGGCAATTTTCAGGAAAACATTTTATTTCATGGGTTTTTGGATTGTGGTACTCTTTTGACGACATCTTGAGGCCTCTAGTATTGCTCATCATAAAAAGAGCATGCACCATCTTAGCCTTATATTTTCCTTGGTAGACCCTAATCAACAACTTATGGCATATGAAATGTTCTTTGAGAGTTAAATACACCATATTATTATGTGTATTATTTCCGGATATGGATTTAGGTATTATGTGGTGATATTCATATGATAACAAAGGATCACACTTCCTAAGTTTGGCACGATTTATTATATCAAAATACCATTTTTTATATTTGTTGTCGGCCATTTCATTATCTAATTCGATGTTAATAATGTTCTCCTGACTATTATATAAAGTTTCTATACTACTCTCCTTCATAACACCATTATCATCCATATATTGTATTACAGAATCACCAGAAACACAATTATAAGATCCTGACCGGGCTGCGGATGATGATGTTGAAGATGCTATAATAACCGAACCGTTTTCAAGTTCAATACGACCTTTGTTCCATTCTACAACACCTTGCTGAAGCCATATAGGAAGATTTTCATATGCCAATTGAAGTTTGCCTAGAATATCCCGTGCAGTCTGTCCTTTATTAGCAAGTATAGCAACATTCATTGAATTTTGGAACAGAATAGTCCAGAGAAGATATACAACTGAAGTGGTTGTATTATGTGATAATATGTTACCTGTATAAAGTCTATGTTCTTCTGAATCAACCGTTAAATCAAACATATTAGACTGATTATTTGTTTCGGTAACTTGAGTTACTAAACTTGGTCCAGATCTAGTCATAACATAAGATTTATTTTTTATTAAATCCTTAGCAAAAATCTCATTTAAATTTTCATCAAAAACTATATGTGTGTCGGCGCAAATTAAAAAATCTCCGTTCTCTAATTCTATTTGCCATTCTTGGTATTCTACAGTTTTGTGAATGTGTGTAATTGGAACCCACCCAGAATCAGATTCTATTTCCCATTCATCATCTAGTGGGATAGAGTCTACAAATTTTCTTGTTACTGTATCAGAAAGTTTATGCATTTTTGTATTGTAATTTTTTTCTATATTATCAAAACTTCATATTTTTGTTGTTTGGCATATCTGTGTTATTTCTTGTTTGTTCGTAAAATTGTCCTATAGTTGTTTCCATAATTTTTCCAGTTTTTTTGTTTCTCAACCTTATAGGAGTATTAATATCGCAGCACTTTCCCACCTGGCGCGGGCATTTGGTAATTACAAATCTATTGTCGTGAAATGTCTGAATCATATCTTTTTGGAAATCATACATATCAAATGGTACTAGGCCATGATCAAGTGTGATAATTTTCATATACTTTGCAAAATATATGGGATCCGCAGCACACATAATATACTCATCAAGTTGTTCTTGTGTGTAATCTATATTAACCCCTATTTTTTTTAGAAGGGGATTGTCCCGATAACTAGATTTACTTTCTCGCATTTTTACTCCTAATATTATTCATTATTTACTTTTCAATAAATCACCAAGTTCTTTTGTTGATCCTACGAACACGGCTTTATCAATAATAGTTTTGGTTGTTTCTTTTTTATCATCCATTTCACGCATTTGTTTTTGCATTGAGAGAAGTTCTTTGTTAGCATCCACAACATTCTTAAGAATACCACCAAATACTTCAAATGCCCGAGGATGTTCAGATTCTTTAGCAATCCTCAGAATCTCATCCATGGCTTCTTTGCCTTGAAGGATAATATCTTGAAGATTATCTTTGGATTGTTGATATGCATCTCCTAAATCTTCTTCCATAGAAGTGGAAGGTATAGGTAGATCAGAAGGAACTACAACAGGAACATTTTTAATTGTTGGAGTTACATCAAAAATTTCTTCCATATTTTTTTCAAATTTAGACATAATTTTCTTTATTAATTTAAGTGGTTAGATACAATGTAATACCTGTGGTTATCATTTGTAAATATCTAAACGCCTCTGTTTTCTGTTATTTGTGTGGTATATGTATATATACTGTTTGCATTTGCATTTGTAGGATTAGGAGTAACGACAATTCGTGCTAAGTTTTGTGGAGTTATTTGATACGAAACAAAATTATACGATGCGTTTGTTACTCCACCAATTATACTTTGTGACGAAACAAAATTACCAGAAATATTTGTTAAAGTAAGTAAATTATCTGCCCAACCAACAACCTTTCCTGTTGCTGTTGCTGTACCAATAGAATAACCTTGATACACCATTTCTCCCAATTGATAGTTTCCTATACCAGGAGTTCCCATGTTAAAACTGATAGCCGAACTATAACTAATATCATTTAAAATATTAGTGATAGATGTTTTAATAATTCCACTGGACGAATCTGTTATATTGCCAAAAATATAACCCTTTACTGTAAAATTTATTGTCCAGATAAGAACTCTTGTTTCCCTATCTCTCGCTCCACCTTCAAAATCTACTGGCATATCAGTTGAAACTAGTATGATAGGAATTTCTTTAACTGTTCCCATTTCAGGAATCATGTTAATCTTAATCGTATAATCTGGTGTAAAGTAAGAGAGTATATGTTCAATAATTTGTGTACCATCTTCAATATTTCTGATGTACAAATATAGAGAAAAGTCAAAATTATAAGGTACAGGATTGTATTGTGATACTGTGTTATTTCCAATTACCGCATAATTCTTAATATTTGTATTTTGTTTTCGAGTAATATCATATGCAAGACCCGTTAATTGAAACGATAATCTAGGTAAAGTTAATTGTACTTTTTTATCTAAATCAGGATCAGATTGTAATCGCATAACATAATCTTCTTTTGAAGCATATGCAATAGGAACAATCATCCGTTCTTGTTCTGTTTGATCAGTATTATATCTAACTAGTGTAATTGCGTTGAATAAGTTTCCAAATCCAACAACCAATTTCCGAATACTGCGGTTATATGTACTCATTATATACTTCCAAAAGGATTAGATTCCGAGAAATCGAGTATAGAATCCGCACTGGTGTTAATAAATTTATTATCATATTGTTCATGTTGAGAAGGATCTTGTAATGGATCAAATGTCGCTAAAGTATATCGTGTGTTACTAGATACGCC